GATGGCCTGGGCGATTGCGTGAAGGATTGCGACAAGGGTTCCCCTTCGGTGAACGGCCTTACGAAGCCTAAGCAAGGGTCTTTCGATGATATCGGCTCGGACTGGGATCAGAAGGTCGATAAAGCCAAGAAGGACCTTAAGGATGGCTTGGAGAAGCTCAAAACGGCGCTTGATCCTGTTGCTAATGTTCAGCTTGCTTCTGGTGGCGGCAGGCTTATTTGCCCGGAGCCTGCTGAGGTTCTCGGTCGCAGCATCGACATATGCATTGATAAGTATCAGGACCAGCTTTCTTGGTTGTCCTTGATCTTTTTTGCGTGTTGCGCCTTGCTTGCAATTCTCATTGTTTATGTGAGGTGATTAATGGATCTTTCTTTTATTGCTGACTGGTTTAATAGCGTTAATGGATTCATCGATTACGTTTGGAATTTCCTTTCATCCGGTATCTATGATTTCTTTAAGGCGCTACTCGTCATATTGACTAAGGCTGCGCTCTATTCTTATCTGCAATTCCAGATATTCATGCTTGAGGTTGCATATGAGGTCGCACAGGAAATTATGCAGGAAGTTGGCATAACTCAAGTTATTCAACAGGCTTGGGGTGCTATTCCTGCTGATGTTTACTCCACGCTTCTTTTCTTTAACGTGCCGCAAGGTATCAATTTGATATTGGC